GGGCGAGCAGGGTCCTACTACAGTTGTTTTAACAGGTCAAAGTGCTACTTCAAGTGTAGGTTCTCCAACTGCAAGATCAGATTTTAGTATAAGTTTAACAGGACTCTCAACAACTTCTTCAGTTGGAGCTTTATCTCCAACAGGTAGTCTTTCATTAATCCCAACAGGGTTATCAACTACATCATCTGTTGGTGCAATTAATATTAATGAAACACATTTATTAGTTGGAGTGTCAACAACTTCTGCAGTAGGAGCATTAGCTCCAACAACTAGTCTTTCATTAACTTTAACCGGACAATCAACAACATCAACTCTTGGTTCAGCAATTATTTTTACGGGAGCTGTTTTAACACCAGCAGGAGTCAATGCAACTTCTGCAGTAGGTTCACTTTCAACTGGTGTAGAAAATTTTATTCCATTAACAGGAGTTTCAGCTACATCTTCAGTAGGTTCAATTAATATTAATGAAGCACATATTTTAACCGGAGTATCAACAACCTCTGCAGTAGGTGCAATTTCACCGGATGGACAGACAGTAGGATTAGTTGGACAAGGGTTACTATTATCTCAATTCGGATCACTATCTCCTATAATAGATGTTTCATCAACTTTAACCGGTCTTTCAACAACTTCTGCAGTAGGCTCTATCTCACCTAGTCTAACTGAAATAATACCATTAACTGGAGTATCATCTACATCTTCAGTAGGTTCAATTGACATTGGGTTAGGGGTATTTCCAACTGGAGTATCTGCAACTTCTGCAGTAGGTTCTATTTCACCTAGTTTAGTTAAAGAAGTCCCATTAACAGGATTATCAACAACATCTTCAACAGGTTCTATTTCATTTCTTATAGAAGAGATAATTGAATTAACAGGGGTAGAAGCAACAGCTAGTGTAGGTAGTGTAGGAACTCTTGGATATAAACATATTACTGCAACACAAAGCGCTAATTATACAACTGTAACCCATGCTTAAAAATCGTTGACTTTATGGATATAAGTAATATAAAATAATAATCTAATCAGGAGAACAAAATTATGGCATCAACATTCACAGACCTTGGCCTAGAGTTAATGGCTACCGGTGAAAACGCTGGTACTTGGGGAACAAAAACTAACGCAAATTTAAGTCTTGTTGAACAATTAACTGGTGGTGTTAATTCTCAAGCTGTGACTGATTCAGGGACACCAACAGCTTTAACAATAGCAGACGGTGCTTTAACAGGTACTGCTCAACACAGAGTTATAGAGTTAACTGGAACAATATCTGGAAACAGAATTGTAACTTTTCCATTACTTACAGAAAATTTTTATATTATTAAAAATGGTACTTCAGGATCACACACAGTACAAATAAAAGCAGCATCAGGTTCTGGTGCAACTGTTACTTTTGCAACAGGGGACAAAGGATATAAACTTGTTTATTTTGATGGTGTTGCAACTAACACAGGTTGTTTTGAAGCAACTTTTGGTGATATTGATTCAGTTGTAGCAGGTAGTGGTCTAACAGGTGGTGGAACTACAGGCGATGTAACATTAAACGTTGGAGCAGGAACTGGTATTGATGTTGCAGCAGATGCAATTTCTGTTGATGTATCTGACTTTATGGCTAATGGTGCAAATAACAGAATTGTTACTGCAACTGGTACAGATGCACAAAATGCAGAAGCTAATTTAATTTTTGATGGGTCTACTTTAACAGTAACTGGTGCAGTAGTTCCAGGAGCAAATGACACCTATGATTTAGGTGCTTCAGGAAACGTTTGGAGAAATTTATATACAGGTGATTTGCATTTATCTAATGAAGCAAAAACAGAAGGAAATACAGTTGATGGCACTAAAGGTAATTGGACTATTCAAGAAGGCTCTGACGATCTTTATATATTAAATAATAAATCTGGTAAAAAATATAAGTTTAAACTAGAGGAAATAAAAGGAAATTTATAATGGGAGTACTATCGTGCGGAACAACAATGTTGGACCAAGGAGTTTTTCAAAATATAGGAGCGGTCACTTGGGATACTACAGTTAAAACTTCAGGATTTACTGCAGTTAGTGGTAATGGATATTTTTGCAATACAACATCAGCAGCATTTACAGTAACACTTCCTAGTTCACCTTCGGCTGGTGATATTGTTGGTATAAAAGATTATGCAAACACAGCGGATACAAATAATATTACACTAGGTAGAAATAGTTCTAATATTCAAGGTCAAGCAGCTGATTTTAAAATAAACACAGAAGGAGCATCAATATTATTAGTTTATGTAGATGGAACAAAAGGTTGGTTAGTTACATCCGCTGCGCAAGCATCTGATATTACAAATCCACAATTTGTAGCAGCATCAGGTGGAACAATAACAACTTCAGGAAATTTTAAAATTCATACGTTTACAGGGCCAGGAACTTTTTGTGTATCAGCAGTAGGTAATTCAGATGGTTCAAATACAGTTTCTTATGTGGTAGTAGCTGGTGGTGGATCAGGTGGGTCTGATTATGGTGGAGGTGGTGGAGCTGGAGGTTTTAGAGAATCTAAAGCAGCAAGTGATTCTTATACAGCAAGTCCATTAAACGCAACTTCAGGACCAGGATATAATTTACCCGTTTCAGCTCAAGGTTATCCAATTTCTATTGGAGGAGGTGGAGCAGGTAGAACAGCCGATGGTCAACGAGGTGCAGATGGAACTAATTCAGTATTTTCAAGTATAACATCAACAGGTGGTGGAGGTGGAGGTGCTGAAGGCTCTCCAGCTCCTGCTACTAGACCTGGTAGAACAGGTGGTAGTGGTGGTGGTGGTAGTTATTCAGAAACTGCTGGAGCAGGTAATACACCTCCTGTTAATCCAGCTCAAGGAACAAATGGTGGAGCAGGTGGTCCAGGACCGTCTTTAACAGGTGGCGGAGGCGGTGGAGCAACTGCAGTAGGAGCTGCACCGTGTGGAACAGCTTCTGGAGCAGGTGGAGCAGGAGCAACAAGTTCAATTAATGCATCACCAACAGCAAGAGCTGGTGGTGGAGGCGGAGCAGGTGGTGGAAGTGCTTTTGGTCAAGGTTATACGCCTGGACCAGGTGGAGCAGGTGGTGGTGGTGCAGCAGCGCCTACATCAGGTGGATCTGGTGTCAATGGTACAGCTAATACTGGTGGTGGTGGTGGTGGTGGAAATTTAACTACTACGTGTAGTGGTGCAGGTGGTTCAGGTGTAGTTATAATAAGATACAAATTTCAATAGGTAAATTATGGGTGTAAATTCATGTGGAACAACATTGATAGACCAAGGACTTTTTGAAAATATAGGTGCTATTACTTGGGACACAACAGTTAAAACATCAGGATTTACCGCAGTTAGTGGTAATGGATATTTTTGTAATACTACTTCTGCAGCATTTACAGTAACACTCCCTTCTTCTCCAAGCGCAGGTGATGTCGTTGCTATTGCTGATTACGCAAATACTTTTGATACTAATAATCTCACAGTAGGTAGAAACGGAAGTAAAATTCAAGGTGAAACAAATGATTTTAATCTCTCTATAGAAGGATTAAGTATAACTTTAATATATGTAGATGGAACACAAGGTTGGCTATCAATTGATGAAGCACAAGCATCTGATATTTCTGCACCTCAGTTTACAGTCGCAACTGGAGGAACAATAACAACTTCAGGAGATTTTAAAATTCATACATTTACAGGCCCTGGAACATTTTGTGTTTCACAAGTTGGGGAAGGTGCTAATCCAAGTAATGTAGATCATTTAGTAGTAGCTGGTGGCGGTGGAGGTGGTGGAGACGGTGGCGGTGCCGGTGGTGCTGGCGGTTTCAGAACTTCTTTTCCAAGTCCAGCAGGCGTAATTCCAGTTTCAGCTCAAGGTTATCCAATTACAGTTGGAGGTGGTGGTGCTGGTGTTCCAAACAGCTCATCTTCTAAAGGTGCTTCAGGTTCAAATTCAGTTTTTTCAAATATCACATCTGCTTTCGGTGGTGGAGGAGGATCTAATGGAAGTGCTCCAGGAGCAAATGGTGGATCAGGTGGTGGAGGTAGAGCAGCAGGTACAGGTGGAACAGGTAATACTCCTCCAGTTAGTCCACCTCAAGGAAATAACGGAGGAAGTGTTCCTAATCCAGGTGTTGGTGGCGCAGGTGGTGGTGGTGCTAGTGCTGCTGGTACTCCAAATCCTTTAAGTTTTCCAGCAAATGGTTCTGGAACAGCAGGTGGAGCAGGTTCAACAAATTCTATAACAGGAAGTTCAACAGCATACTCTGGTGGTGGTGGCGGTGGTGGTAATGGAGGACCCGCTGTAGGAGGTTCTGGTGGAACTGGTGGTGGAGGAACTGGTGGAAATGGTGGTCCAGGAGGAACTGCTGGAGGAAATGGAACAGCTAACACAGGTGGTGGTGCTGGAGGTAGTTCTTGTAAAGGTTCAACAACAGGTGGAACAGGTGGCTCAGGTATAGTTATAATAAGATACAAATTTCAATAGTTAAGATGTATTTACAACAAACAACAAATAAGATATAAGGATAATATTATGGCACACTTTGCAAAATTAGGATCTAACGGAAAAGTTATTCAAGTATTAACTTTGAATAATAATGACATGTTAAACGCTGATGGCGTTGAAGATGAATCTGTAGGTCAACAATATCTAGAACTACATAATAATTGGCCAGCACAGATGTGGATTCAAACATCTTACAACACAAGTGGTGGAGTACACAAAGATGGTGGTACAGCATTTAGAGGAAACTATGCAGGTATAGGTTATACTTGGGACGAAGATAATCAAATATTTTGGCCTAAAAAACCTCATGCATCTTGGGTAAAAAATAATTCAGAAGCTAGGTGGCAATCACCAATCGGTGATGCTCCAGCATTAACAGAAGAACAGACTTCACAAAATACAGCAGAAACTCATAAATGGAATTACGTTTGGAATGAAACTAATACAACTTGGGACTTGACAGATTATTTAGCATAAATTAAAAAAGGTGGTGGTATGCAAAAGAAAGTATTAAGTGAACAGAGTTTATTCTATGGCAATATTAATATGCCAAAAGGTTTTGAGATAGACCAAGAAAAACTTACCAACGATATTTTACAATCTACTTTTATTAATAAAGATTTTCCATTCTCAAGAACTTGGGATATGTTGAATACTTACATGAAAGACTTTATTAATCTTGAACATGATATCAATTTAGTTAACAAATCAACTTGGGGAGATATCTATAAACCCAATGAGATAACAATTCCTTTATTAAATATTGATCCAGTGGATCTTAGAAACTCTCCAGACTTTACAATGCTTTATGGTGTTAAAGTTAAAGACTGTTTTGTTCGAATACATTTTGATGATAACAGACGTAAAGGAAGAAGTTGGGATATAGAACTTAAAAACAATATGTTTATTATGTTTCCATCTACTAACATGTATTACATTACTAATACCCAAAAAGATTCTTTGAATTTTATACAGACAATAACTTATGAGTATATCTAATTACTATTGGCATTTTAAATCAGCAATACCACCAAAAATCTGTGATGACATTATAAAATATGGATTAACACAAGCAGAAACTATGGCTAGAACCGGTGGTTATGGTGATAAAGAATTAACTAAAGATCAAGTTAAAGATATGAAAAGAAAAAGAAACTCTGATTTAGTTTGGTTAAATGATACTTGGATTTATAAAGAACTCCATCCTTATATTCATCAGGCTAATAAAAATGCTGGTTGGAACTTTGAATGGGATAGAAGTGAGTCTTGTCAGTTTACAAAATATAAACTTAATCAATATTATGATTGGCATTGTGATTCTTGGGATAAACCTTATGAAAAAGAAGGTCCTGATAAAGGTAAAATTCGAAAACTATCAATGACTTGTCAATTAACAGATGGTTCAGAATATGAAGGTGGTGAATTAGAATTTGATTTTAGAAACTATGACCCACATATGAGAGAAGAAGCTAAACATTTGAAACAAGCAAAAGAGATACTTCCTAAAGGATCTATCATTGTGTTTCCATCATTTGTATGGCATAGAGTTAAACCCGTAACGAAAGGAACGAGATATTCACTGGTGATGTGGAACCTAGGATATCCATTTAAATAATATGTATATAAATAATTACTTCAACACAACTATTTGGTCAGAACAAAAACCAGAGTTTATAAAATCTTTAACTAAAGCTTCTAACAAATATATTAAAGCTGCTAAAAATTTTCCAGAAGCTAAAGCACATATAAAAGAGTTTGGAGATTTTGGAAGAAGTTATCATTCAACACCATTAACCATAGATAATGATTTTAGAGATTTTAGAGATTATATTGGTTTAAAATCTTGGGAATATTTAGATCACCAAGGTTATGATATGCAACAATACACTACTATGTTTAGTGAAATGTGGGTACAAGAGTTTGCTAAAAAAGGGGGTGGACATCATTCAGCACACGTCCATTGGAATCAACACGTATCTGGATTTTATTTTTTAAAAGCAAGTGATAAAACATCTATGCCAGTATTTCATGAGCCACGTACTGGAGCAAGAGCCACTAAATTAAAAATGAAAACAAATATGAAAGGAGTATTAGCTGGATCGGAACTGGTTCACTTTAAACCTACACCTGGTACATTAATTATATTTCCAGGATATTTAGAGCATGAGTTCAGTATAGACTTTGGAATAGAACCTTTTAGATTCATACATTGGAATATTCAAGCAGTGCCGAAAGAAATGGCTAAAGATGTCATTTAAAAAAAATAAATACGTAGTTATAAAAAAAGCAATAGATAAAGATTTAGCTTTATTTTTATACAACTACTTTCATATGAAAAGACAAGTGTTAGATACCTGTCGTAATGCTAGATACATTTCACCTTATGAAACATTATTAGGTGAGTATGAACCTTCAGATGGTCAGATTCCACATACTTACTCAAACTATTCTGATATAGCTATGGAGACTTTAATGTTGAAGTGTCAACCTATTATGGAAAAGACTACAGGATTAAAATTATACCCAGCTTATACTTTTGCAAGAATTTATAAAAAAGGTGATGAACTTAAAAGACATAAAGATAGATTTAGTTGTGAAATATCTACTACTATGAATTTGGGTGGTGATGATTGGGCTATTTATTTAGAGCCATCTGGAGAGATTGGCAAAAAAGGTATTAAAGTAAATTTAAAACCAGGGGACATGTTAGTCTATTCTGGTTGTGAACTAGAGCATTGGCGAGAAAAGTTTAAAGGTAAAGACTGTGCTCAAGTATTTCTTCATTATAATAATAGAAAAACTCTAGGATCTAAAGATAATATGTTTGACAAGCGTCTACATTTAGGTCTTCCATCTTGGTTTAAACGATGATATATCCCTATAATGAAGGCAGTAATCCACCATACCTACTGCCTTCTTTATAAGGATTACATATGTTACAAAAATTAGGAATTGTACCAGGATTCAACAAACAAGTATCAGATACAGGGGCCGAAGGTCAATGGATTGATGGCGATAATGTACGTTTTAGATACGGAAGCCCTGAAAAAATAGGGGGTTGCCT